TTGAACATTTCCCTAATGGAGCCGTCTAAATTGACTGCGGCTGCCATGTCGGGTGGTAATGTATCTGTAGCATTACAATGCAAGGATTTCATCATCGATCCTACATCAAGTGCTCCCATATACATACCAATGTGCTCGTTAAACACCGGCTTTCTTTTCAGAAAGTCAATCTCTTTTAAAGAAATGAGATCCGGTGCAGATGCAGATTTGTCAGCAGGGGTATACCCTATACCTACATCTTTGAAAATACGAGCTAGACTATTGAAGTGAACATACTTAGCAACATCCGGATGAGGAGAGAATAAACTATCATCACCATAGAATGTAGCACGACATTTTTCTGAAAAAGTACCAGAAAAATTATGCTCTTTCTTCAGTCTATTGAAGACACAACGGTGATAAAGTGAATTTACAATTCCATTCACATACACAGTCATATTTTGGCCAGAAGGATTAGATCCTGTCATAACAATGGCATCACCATTATACGCTAGAACAGGGTTCGCAACTTCATTTGCGATCATATCCATCATACCGATGTCTTCTTCTGAATAATGCAATAATTCTTTAGCTATATCTCGCATTGCGGCGAAAGCTGCCAAAATTGCATCAGCTGACATTCCCAGGTCATACTTGGAGAAATCTCCAGCAACAAAACCTGTTTGATCCCCATACACCTTGATATGTTCAATCAGTTCATGAAAGTCAGGACCGGAAGCATTAATGCCTACAGCCTGTTCACTCGTCAAAGGCAAATGTGACAAAGCAGCAGCAACTGGTAAATAATATTTACGAATTAAAATCTGCAATGTAACAGGAGCACATGTGAATACACGAACTTTAGTATTTTCAGAACCATCATCCTTGAATTGTTTGGTAATCTCATCTTTCAGAGACGTTTTGAATGGTTGATATGAACGCACAGCATGCTTCATAACAGTTTCAACCTTCTTAACTTCATCCCAAATCCAAGGTAGGAAATCAATGATATCCCCATTGTCATCTAGAGTACAAAACTTCTTCTTCGATCCAGTATATGGAAAGCCCAACGCGGACTTAAAATTCATACGATCAATAAAGCGATACTCAGGAATACCTTTCAATATGTTGTTATTTGAAAGGGGACCTTTAGTGAGATAATCACGCACCGATTTGTCCAATGAATAAAATTCAGAAACAAATGTTGATACATACTCACTTCTAGCAGCGTTCAGCTCTCCAATACCAAATCCAATTGGTTGGTTTGAGCGTTTTTCCAAATCAAGATGATAAGGACGCCACCATTGTCCGACACGAGGAGGACCATAGTTATTCTTATGTCCAGTAACTTTTGTCACTGTATCACTAATCATACTAGGTCTCACATTCGATTGAAACGTGGATTTACCCTTGCATTGACCGAGATACTCATAATGATGAGTACCTCCCATCCATACCAAGGGAGAAGATTTGTCGGGTTCTACATTTAGCCGAATGGCTTCAGAATCACCAATGACAGCTGATGGAAATGGTCCACCAGTTGCAATATCAGGTAAATTCTTAAAATGTTCACGCAAAGCATCAATATCTTTTTGACAA